GCCGTACTGCGTTGTAACTCAAGATGATTTGCAATGTATGTATGAGCGCAGAATGATTAACTCGATAAGAGCGTTGCGCGGCGCGTTCTTGCTAATGCCGTTTCGATTGCTTGATAAGTGGTGGCCGTGAATGCGAACATAACAGTATCGGAAAGCGGCGGATTCGGCTTCATTAAAGAGGCGATGGGAACGCTGAAGAACGCAAAGGTTTACGTTGGAATACCTGAAGCTGAAACATCACGTTCGGGGCAACCTGTTACCAATGCTGGACTGCTTTTCATTCACACGAACGGATCGCCACTAAGACACATTCCAGCTAGACCTGTTATTGAGCCTAGCATTGAAGCAAATCATATAGCTTTAGAAGAAGGATTACATGAAGCTGCAAGTTTTGTTTTGGATGGTCAAAAGGATAAAGCTGAAACAACCTTGAAAAAGGTTGGAACGTTGGGCGCAACCGGGGCAAAGCGTTGGTTTACCGATCCTAGAAACGGATGGCGGCAAAATGCTCCTTCAACAATTCGGCGTAAGCTAGCAAAGCTGACCGGGCAAAGGTTGAGGAAAGCATTGAAAACACTAGCTTCAGTTGCTGAAAATATGCCGCTGTTTGGCACGACTGAATTAGACTCAATCAATACCCCGTTAATAGACACTGGCGAAATGCGCAGAGCGATTACCCATGTTGAGGAAATATGATTAACGTTGGTTCTATTGTCAGTGACCCGGATTTTGCTCAAGAGTTTGTGATTACACGCTCTAGCGGCGGATCGTGGAAAGCCGGTAAATGGGTCAATGAGACAATTGAAGTTTGCGGATGGGGAGTTATTCAACCTTCAACACCGGAAGAGTTAGAGCAAGTACCGGAAGGGGATCGCCTTACTGGTGCATTATCTTTTCACTCTGAGCAACCGCTATATGAAACACATACTTTTGGAGTTAACGATAGGTTTGCCGGAACCAGCGATTTGATTAACCATCACAATCAAACCTATCGACTAGCAAAGGTGTTTCCTTGGGAAGATTTTGGATATTACAAAGCAATTGGAATTAGGATTAGCGGGCAATGACAACAACAACTTTCCAAAACGGTCAAGTTCTCACATCCTCTGCTCTAACTACAGAGCAAATAGATACAGTGTTTCAATTACTGCTAAATCAAATTCTTGGCGTAACTTGCGGTTACAACCTATTTTGCTCGTTAGTCAATCAATCCAATATAATTTCAACCAATCTTAAAGCGGCTAATATCGCTTCCGGCTTCGAAGCTATCGGGCTTAACATACCTGTAGGTACAATTGTTACCGATGTATCCGTCGATGAACAATCGCTGCTTATAACTCTAAATAATCAAGCTACGTTGTCAACGGATGAACTGGTAACATTCAACGATCCTGCATATAACACTAGAGTTAGAACATCGTGGGAGCAAAAAGGCGCTCCGGGGTTTGCAATAACCGATGATGTGCTATTCATTCAATGTGTTCTAACTCCTACAACTTACAACATTCGTGATGAATCTTTCAGCAACGATTCTGCTGATGCTACTTTGCTGTTGAAAAAGCGCAGTTACACGCGAGTATGGCGCGTTGCGTTCGTTGCTTACGGGCCGAATTCCTTTGACTCCCTCAGGCTGATAAAATCCATGTTGTTAGAAGACTTTCCGCATGATACCCTTGCTTCACATAGTTTGTACCTTGTGCCGGATTCAACTGCCATTGTCAGAAACCCGGAGTTATTCGAGAATCAATGGTGGGAGCGAAGCGATTATGCAGAGATTTTCAACGAAGAAGTAAACGAAACAATAACGGTAACGCGAGTTAGCAGCGTTGAAATCATCGGCGCAACTAACGATAACAAAGATTTTGATGTAACAGTACAGGGGGTTTAGAATGCCAGTATCAACTCTTCCACTTTCGATTTTGGCGAACGTTACTGTAGAGATTCAACCGAATGCAGTAGCCCCCCCGCAGTTTAATCAATACATCATTGTTGGTAATAGTACAAACTGTAAAGCGTTGATTTCAACAACTCTTCGCGCTGTACAGTTTGCTGGCGGTACTGCAATTCTCGCTCAATTGATTGCGTTTGGATTCGCTATAACTGATCCTGAATATATTGCCGCTGAATGGTATTTAGCTCAATCTCCTACACCTTACTATCTTTGGATCGGTGTACAGGGCGATAGCGAAACTCCTTTACAAGCTGTAACGGCTTGCCGCATCGTTGCCCCTCAGTGGTATCTGTTTACAGCATTGGCGGCGGCGGATGCTGATAACATTGCGTTGAGTGAATTTGCACAAACAGCTTCCCCTGTTTGTCAGAATTTCTTTTCAACCAACAGTGCGGATGCTTTGACCGGAGTAGCTGACATTTTCACTACTCTTAAAGCCGGTAACTATAATCGTTATCAGGGCGTTTACTCTACAACGCAATCCGGGGCCGCACCTAATAACGCTTACATTGCATCGGCTTTGGCCGGACTCGCAATGGGCTTGAATACCGGCTTCAACAACTCTTACTTCACTCTCACAAACAAGGTTCTTGTAGGCATGACTCCAGAGCCTATAACAATGGCTCAGTATCTCATTCTTACAGGAAACAACGGCAATGTTTATGGATTGTTTGGCGGATCGTTTGACAGCTACGCAACCGGCATTACAGGGTCCGGGCAATACTTCGATAACGTTCTTGGAATTGATATGTTGGTTGCTGATTTGATGTATGCTGGCGCGAACGCTCTAGCTCAGTTCAACGGCATTCCTACCACAGACGCGGGGCAAGCTGTATTGCTTCATGCGATAAATGTCAACGGTTGTCAACCTTCAAAGGATCGCGGTTTTCTTTCTCCCGGTACTTGGACTGGAAAAACAATTCAGTTTGGCAATGCTCCGAATCAAACAATTGCATTGCAAGCTGGAATGTCTTTGCCGAATGGTTACTTGAGCGCCTCACCGTCTTACGGTCAAATTCCAAAACCTGCAAAGCGGGCATCCGCTCCGATTTACATAGGTGCAATTCAAACCGATGCTGTACAACAAGTTGTTATCGCTGTTTTAGTACAGCAGTAAAGGGGAATTTATGTCTGCATTGGCGAATCCGTTTGCATCTTTGTTTACAGGGATTGGAACCACTTACAGTTTTAAGGATTTGAGCGGCGCGTTCACTTCTCCTTTAGCGGGTGCATTCACCTTTGCTGGTGAAATTGGCGCTGGAAAGATCGTTGTTAGAAACACTACGGATCACGGTGTTATCGACGTTGCGGCGGATGGAACTAATGTGCCTGGATTCATTGCGGGTAACGGCGGTGAACTTGAAATTGAAGTGCAGCAAACGAGCGTTTTTCACAAGTTTCTTTTGTACTGGCACAATCTTCATGTTACCGCTGCAACGGGCGGCGATATAAGCAATTGGGCCGGTACATCGGCGCTGTTGCGCAACACACTTGACGGCTCTAGTCATATTGCAACTGGAATTATACCTACAAAGATTCCAGACAAGGCGTATGACAAGAATCCCGGTAACTTGACTTGGATTCTCAGGGTAGCAAATTTGATTAACCAGTAAGAGGCGAAATGAAACTTCAACCAATCAAGGATGTAATTGTCAACCAGAAACGGTATCAAATATCCAAGATGAAAGCGGATATTGGTTCTTGGTTGCTGTTCAAACTCATTGATAGCTTGCGTAAGATTATGCAAGCTGACACAAGCAGTGAACCTGCTCAAGAGCAAGTTGAACAAACAGACGAGCAAAAGAAGATCGCTGCTGAAGGCGCGGCAAACGCTGCAATCAAAGTTATGCTGATGAACCTTGATGAAGAATTGTTTGCTAAGGTTCAAAAACACGCATTGGGCGTTTGTGGTCAATATGCGGCTGTTGGGGAAGAAGAGGTTGTATTGCCGGTACTTATGGCGAACGGAAGCTTTGCAATTCCTGAATTAGCAACGGACATTCAAACTGTAGTGTTTCTAACTTCACAGTCACTTTTCGCCAATCTCTCCCCTTTTTTCTTAAACGGGGGATTCAACAATTTGTAACTAGCAGCGGAGAGGGTTTCGAGCGAATACCTTTTCCAACTATTGACAAGTTTTTGTACCGTCCGGTTGCTGAGGGATTATGGAGGCAACACGAAGCTACAGACGGTACATATACGTTTGACGACTTAGTGACCGCACATGAAATCTTGACCAACAAAGACTTGAACGAGTACAGATTTCAGGAATGGTCAAGGAGTAGACAGCATGGCGGCTGACGTAAAAGCGTTAAAATCCTATCTCGTAAGTTTAGGCTTCGATGCAAACGAAGGTCAATATCTCAAATTCGAGAGTAAATTAAAGCAAGCCGCAAACCTTGTAAAAGCCTCTACATTCACAATGGGCGCTGATTTGCTTAAATGGCAGATCGCTGTTACAAGTATGTTTGTAGGTATCGGAACGGCTGTTGTTGGAACGCTTGTTGAAGTTGCTAAAGCTGACCAAGAGTATCGGTTGTTTGGGCAGCGAATGTTTTTGAATACTCAACAAGCTCGCTCATTGAAGATAGCTCTTGACGCATTGGGGCAACCTTTAGAAGCTATTGCTTTTGATCCCGAATTACATGGTCGTTATGAGCAATTGAAAAAGGATCAAGCGTTGCTATCCGCTGGATTGGGCGGTGATTACGAAAGTTCCATGCGTCAAATTCGGGATGTAATGTTTGAATTCACTAGACTAGAAGTTGAATTCAAATACTTTGTGATGAGCGTTGCTAAGAATATCTTTCAAGCAATGGGCGGCGGCGATTTCATCACAAAGCTGCACCAGCTTAATGATTGGATAATTCAAAAT